TTTCCCTGGTAATCATTTACCTGGTATTTATCCAGGGAAATTGTAATTGTTTATCCTGGCTAACTATTGAGCCAGGTTCGAGGGTATCTAAATTCGTATCGCAATCGAACGAATTTGCGGGTAATTCTACATATGTTTTTGTGGACCATTTTATACCATCTTTTGATGTATGATTTATCCATTTTTTTTTAGTTTTTTTTTCCATTTTTTTAACTTCCTTTTATGGTTTCTTAAAAAGACACCTAATTAGTTGACTTTGAGATTGGTGTCAACTAGCACTATAATATCAAGTAAGTATAGTGCTTTTCCACCTTCCGGAAAAAGAGCCGACTCTACCCCTATTTTTGACTTGAAAATCTGTCCATTTTATTTGCCTCATTCTTCGGCATTTTTTAATGGTTGATTTTCTGTCTTTTTCGGGGTTATGTCGTACGGCTCTTTTGTTTGTGTTTCGTCAGGTGTTTTTTGTTTGTTTATATTTTTAGTTTTTATAGTTTTTTGTAGGTTGTTGTATTTTTCTGTTTTGTCTTTTATGTATTGATGTTGTTCAATGATGTCAAGACCATCGAGTTCATTGAACTCAGGGTTTTCTTCATCGAGTTCGTTGTATTGAGGATTTTTTAATAGGAATTCAGGGATATTTATGACGAACCTTTCCATGATTTCCCGGATAGTATAAGATTGATCCGGTATTGTTTCGGAGATACCTTCTGGTGTTTCGAGAGAATGTGATGTTAAGTGATAGTTTGTTTGAGTCCGAAACATTGGAGTTTTTTCTGTTTTTGTAGTTGTATTTTTCATATTTAATTGATTTTGTTATTGTTATGTATTTTTCTTTTTTAGGGGTAAAAAATTTATCAGGGGGTGTTAAATCCCCCTGATTTTTTACGAAACCCACATAGGAGTTATTCACTACCTGCGGTGCGTTTATTTGTTTGTTACAGGTGAGGCGTTCCGAACACTGGCATAGGACGGACAGCCATAACGTTATGATATACTTGAACATATAATTTATCTATTATTTCGTCTGTAACTGCAAAGATTCTTTGTGTCGGGTCAGCTTCGATAAAGTTTGCATTAAGGGCTGGGGGTGAATCAAAGATTCTAGCCATATGCCAATAATCTAACTGATCACGAAAGTCTCCGTGTACGGAATTTCTTCCGAATTTATATTCAGCATATCGAGGAGTATAGCCGAATGTCGTCTCTTCGTTCTCTGGTGATTGTGTTCCGTCATACCATAGTTCCTTATTAGCGATAGGCTGCTCACCTATATGAGCAAAATGAGGCCAGTAGTATTCAAATTTATCGAATTTTTGAAACATTTTGGGGATGCCTTGTGAGGCGTATGATATTTTTGGTAATACTGAAAGTAATCCAATGACATAACCGTGTTCCTCGAAGAATTTATTAAAGATAAATGAGGAACCGGCTGTTATCCCATGACCATACATGGTAGCCCCTGCTGTCTCTGTATTATCAAAAGTTGATAGTACTTCAGAGATTTGTATAGGCATTGAGGCGGAACCAAGAAACTCCGCTCTTTGAAGCCTGGCGTCAGATGACCTAACTCCAAACATGGAGGCCATCTGTTCTATATACCTTGCGCCACCTCTACTCATAGCTTCAAGCCACTCCTGAAGACGTGAAGCCCTACGAAAATCAGTTATTGTAGTTTGATTTTCAATGCTTTCTATTTGATCTATGTAAGAAGGTCCTGATGTTGTAATTAGTTCCCCGGTACCTGATGAACCTTGAAGATTACCGATAGATGGATTATCGTTAACTGATTGTTTAACAAGTGCCGGATTTTTATAAGTAATATCAGATTCAAGAGGTAAAAGCACGTCTCCGCCGCGCTGTGCCGTCGGGAGGGCCGACGTAAAATAATCCTTGGCCCAACTGCGCTTTCTTAGTGAAGTAAGAATATTCTGATCCGCTGCGAGTTGATAACCATCTGTTAATGGGAAGACTATTTCAGGAGTTAAAGTCTGATCTCTGTAATACTCATTGTAGATTTTTTGATATGCCCTAAAAGGTAGAGCATTAATTTTTTGTTCACTTATAACAGTTTCAGTTTGATTAGGTATTGGAATTCCAAAATAGTCTCCTAAAGTTCCTTTTTGAAAATTACCTTTTCTGGATTGTGTTAAATGAAGGTACGGGAATTCATTAGCTGCTTTCCCGTCAACTCCACCAGTTATAAATTTTTCCCAGTTATCCCATATTGTTCGTGAAGGTACAAAGAAGAATTCTAGTTTTACGTCCACCCGGTGCATTATAGGACTAACTAACGGGGCGACCCGTAGTAGTACCTCAGATGTAACTTTAAAACGATCGCTAGGTACAATTTCCTCACAGAATATTGGGACTAATTCTCCCATATTGAGGGATAACTTTTTTTCGTGAGAAAGATTGAAAACGTTTTTTTTCGGGCTTTTACCCGATACAGAGGTAAATAATTTGTTACTCATAATTTTTTGTATTTTTTAAGGATTTCTAATCTACGTTTTTTTTGCTCATAACGGTTATATTGATTTTTTATTTCCTCGTCCGTAATCTTATCAGATTCTTTTAATTGCATTTCAGCAATTTTTTCCTTCTCTCTGATATTGAATATTTTTTCCGAATAGTAACGAGGGAGTTTAGTTTTTATCTTATCGGTAGTTGTATAGAAGTTTCTTAAACCCTGCTTATGATATTTAGACATTGCCGGAGTCATATAAGACCTACCGAGATTTTTAGACATTAGGGCGAATGGTTCAGGTATGTCCATATCTTTTTGATCTTCATAGTTTATTATGTATTTAGTTGTGTAAGCAATACTTGCATCAGTACATGAACCTATTTCAATATGACCCATCCCCCAGGTTTTGTCTAACATTCGTGTAAACTTTTTAAGCTGAAGGGGATTGTCAATTGAATATGGAAGGTTAAATATTATCATGTGGTAATGTGGCCTAAACGTATTTTCACCATATTCAGAGACAAGATAATATTTGAGTGAGGGTTGAGTATCACCCGGGGGGTGATGTTTCCTTAAACGCTTTAAAAAGGCCTGAATTTCGGGTTTATTACAATCCTTTACATGATTGTCATTGTAAGTGATTGTTAAAAAATAGGCAGATTTAGCGGTTTTTAGTTCCTCTCTTAGGCGGATAGCCCAGTTTGATTGTTTGCTTTGTAAGCAATAAAGACAACGACCACAAGGAACGTTTATTCTGTCCTTTGGGCCGTTGCCTAATGGGCGAGCGATGGATACCGGTGTTATACACCTCATAAAATTATAATCTTATACCGCCCCTGCTTAAACGAATTGAACTTCGACGTGATACACGTCTGCGACTTCTGTAAGATCTTCTGTAACGCATAATTTTAAGTTTTTAGTTGTACAAATGTATTTATTTTTTTAATAAAAGTAATCTTAGGAAATCCATGAAACCTTTTAAAGCAGGGACTGCAATTCCCATACGCTTCATACTTTCGGAGAATTCAAGATTTATATTTTCAATGTCTGCTTGTGTTTGATATCTGCCAAGCTGCGTAACTGGTGTTTGGTACTTCGCCAGGACAAATGATAATAATTTTTCTTCCATACCTGGTTTTAATTCAAGATTACCGTTGTCTTTTCTTTCGAAAAGGCGATCGAATAATGCATAATCGATAATGTTTTCACGAAAGAGTTTTTCTCTTTGGTATTGAGTAATTACCAACTTATGCTGTTGCATTGTCCTGGCATATTCAGCAACAGCTTGTTTAGTTACTAACTCAGCTTTTTGAATTTTTCCCTGGGTAATAAGATTTTGTATCTGGGTTGCCATCTGGAAGGCATTTAAACCCGATGTAATAGCACCGCCAATATCTGTTTTTGGCTCATAAGCATATTGAATGTTTGGTGCATTGTACTTTGGAATCATTGTTTGATTACCCGGGGATCCCTGCTGATAGATAAGGTTTTTATTTAAACCTGCTTGAGTAAATCTTTCCATCTGAGATTCAGGTGAATTGTATTTATTCATTAACTCTAGCTGTTTTTGTTCCTGCGCATACTGATAAGCAGCTTGTTGTTTATTTGCTGCAATAGTTAAATCAGTATTTCTTTTAGCGGTTCTTGCTCTTGCTCTCTGAGAGGCGATTGAGCCAATTAAGGATGCAATTCCTATACCTGCAGATATTATAAGTGGTAGTGGCATTTTATTGTTTTATTAGTAATATTTATTGTTTATCAATAATATTTGTTTCCCTGGTAATCATTTACCTGGTATTTATCCAGGGAAATTGTAATTGTTTATCCTGGCTAACTATTGAGCCAGGTTCGAGGGTATCTAAATTCGTATCGCAATCGAACGAATTTGCGGG